CCCTTCGAGGGCGCTAACCAAGGCGCATCGAATTACATTGCGGCCAAGACCGCCTCCGCCAACGTGGACAACATCGAGGCCACTACGGCCCTCACCCTCGAAAAAGCCAACACCGAGAAACTCACGCAGGCCGCGATCTCCGCGAACACCGGCCTGACCTCGGCCAAAACCGTTAAAGAAGGCTTCCTTACAGAACAGGAACGCATCCGCGTTGAAACTGCCTTCGCACAACTCGGCAAAACCCGCATGGAATCTATTCAAGCTGAAGCTGCTGCTGACCGTGCAATCCTCCAGGGCGATATTGATCGCTCTGAACTCGGCCAATTCCTCTCTTGGATGGAAAGGGCGAAACAACTCGGCCTCGGACTGGACACAATCACCCAACTCCTTGCCCGACGTGTCCCCGGCTCCAAGACCTTCCCTGAACTTCCCTCGCCGTCTAACGGCTTCAAACCCAAGAAAAAGGGCGGCGGTATCTCAAACCGCAACGAATTCAAACCGCCCGTTTAGCCTGGACAAACATCCCTCCAACCCTTGAATACAAAAGGAATAAAATCATGCGGAAAATCAAAAAGCACTACGAACAACAGGAACGCGAACATCCGTTCCTTCATCCCGTCTCGATGACCCATCAGTCACACCAACGAGAGTGTGACATCAACAACATCATGGCCAAATGGCAGAAAACCGGTGTCATCGAGCACCAAAGCCAATACCAAGGCCAATACGGCGATTTCACCGAAATGCCCGGCGATTTCCAAGAAGCGCAAAATCAAGTGCTCATGGCACAAGAAATGTTCATGACGCTGCCTTCCAGCGTCCGTAACCGCTTCCACAACGACCCCGGCGCGTTCTTGGACTTCGCAAACAATCCCGAAAACGGCGCTGAGATGGTCAAATTAGGCCTCGCTGCGGTCCGTGAGGACGATCTGGTCATCACTGAACCAGAAACCAAACAAAAGGCCTCTACGGCCAAAAAAACCGAGGCTGAAAGCCCTCAAAAGTCGACCGAAGGCGACGCCAAAGCATAGTTCCCTTCTTGTCGTAACTATGCTAGGTGACACCCAAGGCACCTCAAAAACCAAAAAGGATCGTAACCATGCCCAAACGCTCAAAAATGTCCAAACGAGCCTCCAAGAAAAACTTTCGCTCCGGTAACGGCGTAAAGTCCAAAAACTTCAGCACTGGTCCCATGCGTGGCGGTATCCGCCTCTAATGCAGTGCAACTGTCTCATCCCGCTCTACCGCTCGGTTGACGGGGGAGTGACCGGAAACCCTAAGAAGGGGTACGGGGACACGTCTTTCAAAGTCCCCGGCGGTCAGTGCATGGCCTGCAGAATCCGCCTATCTCGCGATTGGGCGGTGCGGGCCATGCACGAAACTGAAAAATTCAATCATAACATCTTTGCTACAATTACCTACTCCGACGAAAATCTCCCACACGGGTACACCCTCCATCGCGACGACATTAAGAAATTCCACAAGCGTCTCCGCAAGTCCCGCCCAGCCATGCGAATGCTCTACTGCGGTGAGTACGGTGACGAAACAGATCGGCCTCATTATCACGGTCTCTACTTCAATCTGAAATTCGATGATCAAGAACACATGGCAACCAAAGATGGAAAAAACGTTTACCGCTCACAAACTCTGGATGACATCTGGGGTCTCGGCCACATCAATTATTATGATGAAATCACGCCCCAATCTGCACAGTATGTGGCAGGATATACTAAGAAAAAGACGGGCAAACTTGAACAGGAGGCCTATCAATGGATAGACCCCGAAACCGGCCAAATATTCGACAGAACCCCGGAATTCAAAGGACAATCAAACCGTCCTGGCATCGGCTACGACTGGATTACAAAATGGCTTTTCGACGTTTACGAGAAAGACCAGATTATCCACGATGGCAAGCCAATGACCCCGCCTCGCTACTATGACAAAGTATGTGAAAAACAAGCGCCCCAACTGTGGGCCAAGGTTCGCCATCGTCGCGCTGAGCGCATGCGCCAAGAAGAAAAACGACATCGAGAGGAAGCAAATGCTGACCGTTCAAAAGTACCTTATAAGGGCTCCGCCCGTCACGGCATGGCCTCTGACAAAATCCTGAAATCCAAAAAAATCGCGAGAAAAGAACAATGAAAAACCTCTACACAATTTACGATTCAATCGCTGGCTTCTACTCCCCCGTTTTCACCGCCGAAAACGACGCTCACGCCACGCGCATGATGAATCAATCGATCGACCTTAATCACAAAGCTGATTTCACCCTCTGGTCCCCCGGCCAGTTCAACTCTGAGAACGGTGAAATCAAAACCAACAAATCAAACCGCCTCGTTGAAAAGGGCCAAAACCTCAAGGAACAAATCTAATGAAATCCGTTATGAGCCATAACTTCAGCCAAGTGCCAAAGGCTGATATCCCCCGCGCCTCCTTCAATCGGAGTTGCGGCCACAAGACCACGTTCGACGCTGGTCTCCTTGTTCCAATCTTCATAGACGAGGCCCTTCCCGGTGATACCTTCAACGCAAAACTTACAGCCTTCGGGCGTCTTGCCACGCCTCTGCATCCGTTCATGGACAATCTCTACGCTGATACTCACTTCTTCGCTGTTCCTAATCGGTTGCTCTGGGACAACTGGGAGCGCTTCAACGGAAGCCAAGACAACCCCGCAGACACCACCGATTACATCATCCCCACGATCACAGAGCCAACCGGCTACGATATCGGATCAATCTCCGATCACTTTGGAATCCCGACAGGCGTACCTGTCACAACGTCGGCTCTGTGGCATCGAGCGTATAACCTCATCTGGAATGAGTGGTTCCGAGATCAAAACCTGCAGGATTCAGTCCAAGTCCCAAAAGGGGACGGTCCTGACGATCCGACAATTTTCAATCTTCTTAGACGTGGTAAACGCCACGACTACTTCACGTCAGCCCTTCCATGGCCCCAGAAAGGGCCCTCTGTAGAGCTCCCACTGGGGACCTCTGCACCCATCGCCCACGACGCTGCAAACTCCGCTAACGTCTCCGTGTTCTCGACAGTGAACGACGGGTATCACATCATGGATGCGGATTTCGCGGCCGTTCGTGCCTCTATCGCCTCCGGCACTGAGGCATCCTCTCTCTATGCTGACCTGACCTCGGCCACGGCAGCTACAATCAACCAATTACGCCAAGCGTTTCAGATCCAGAAACTCTACGAGCGAGACGCCAGAGGCGGCACTCGCTACATCGAGATCTTGAAATCGCACTTCGGCGTCACCTCTCCCGACGCTCGTCTCCAGCGTCCGGAATACTTGGGCGGCTCCTCTTCCCCTATCTCTCTCAACCCCGTCGCCCAAACTGCTGAAACCTCCGCGGAATCTCCGCAAGCCAATCTGGCCGCCTATGGCACGCTTGCCATGAACGGCCACGGCTTCAAAAAGAGTTTCACTGAGCACTGCGTTATCATCGGACTTATCTCTGTCCGCGCAGACCTCACCTATCAACAAGGCCTGAACAGAATGTTCTCGCGCTCCACGCGCTGGGACTTCTACTGGCCTGCCCTCTCCCACATCGGCGAACAAGCTGTCCTGAACAAAGAAATCTTTGTCGACGGCACCGCTGCCGATGATGAGGTTTTCGGCTATCAGGAACGATATGCCGAATACCGCTACAAACCCTCGCTCATTACTGGCGAGTTCCGATCTGCCGCCGCTCTATCTCTGGACACTTGGCACCTCAGCCAAGACTTCGCTACGCGTCCAGCCCTCAACTCTTCATTCATTGAAGAACAACCTCCAGTGGACCGCGTTATCGCTGTCACTGACTCCCCCCACATGATCCTCGACACCTTCATGGACCTCAAATGTGCTCGCCCAATGCCCATCTACTCCGTACCGGGAATGATAGACCACTTCTAAGCGTCCAAAAGAGATCAACAAAAGGGGGGGACCGGAAACTCCATATATTGGAGGTTCCCCCCGCACAAACTCACTGGAGTATCAAAATGCCACTCTCTCTAGCTGGTGCATCCCTCGGCGGCTCTGCCCTCTCCGCTCTCGGCGGAATCTTCGGAAACAAAAAGCAAGTATCCTCAGCCCGCGAACAAATGGACTTTCAAGAACGAATGTCTAACACGTCCTATCAACGCTCCATGGCTGATATGAAGGCCGCTGGCCTCAACCCCATACTTGCCTATCAAAAGGGCGGCGCCAGCACTCCCGGCGGCGCACAGCCCAATATCAAAAACCCCTTCGAGGGCGCTAACCAAGGCGCATCGAATTACATTGCGGCCAAGACCGCCTCCGCCAACGTGGACAACATCGAGGCCACTACGGCCCTCACCCTC